CAGTCAGAACGGAACGGTTTACTTCACGCCTGAGTTGGTTGTAGTGCTTTCAAAGTTGGACGTAAACAAGCGCAACGAAATCAAGGTATTGGCTCAACAGCGTTTGGTTGCTATCGTTGAAACCAACGATGGTTCTTACTGGGTTGTCGGTTGGCAGAATGGTCTTGAGTTGAACGCTGGAACTTCTGCAACGGGAACAGCTTTTGCTGACCTTTCAGGCTACTCTTTGACGTTTAGCGGAATGGAAGCGGAGCAGATGCTTTCAATTGATGCCGCAGACGTTGCCGCGATTACAAATTAAAAAGCTATCTTTGCTCACTCTCGATTGAGAGTTCCTTTTCATTTTTCTGTTGGAAAATGCCCTGACTTCGGTCGGGGCTTTTCTTTTTTACGTATATTCGTCACGAGTTAGAAAATCAGTTTAACGCTACGCTTGAAGAATGGCAACCGTAGCACTTGCAAAGCCTCCGCAAATGGGGGCTTTCTTGTTTGGCACAATTTCCTCTTTTTGCTATTTAAAGAAAAACAAGCATGGCATCAACCGTAACACCAGCAACCGCAACGGTTCAAATAGTTGAAAGTTTAACGCTCGGAGGAGTTGACAGAGGAGGAACACACACACGTTCAATTGATAACGTGGCAGAAGCTGACCGTAGAGTTATGACCGTTGACTCCGCGAACGAGATTGACATCATCGAATTGAACACGGCAAACGGACAAGGGAAGTTCGTAAGGGCTTCTATTCGTTACATCCGCATCACCAACTTGGATAATACCAACTTCATCAGAGTTAGGTTCAAGAATAGCGGTGCAGAAACCGCAGATGTAAAGGTTGATGCTGGGGCTACCTTCATGCTATCGACTGGAAGTATGGATGCGGACACGGCTGCTGGAGCGTTCAGCGCATTCGTTGACATTGATGTGATAAGCGCACAAGCTGACACGGCAGACGTTGACATCGAATACGTTGTTTTTGCGGTTTGATAAACATCGAGCGAAATACGGCTAACGAGATAGCGTTGACCCTTACTGAAAAGGGAACGGCTACTTACTACCTTTTCAAATTCCAATCGGATAACACGGAGGCGGTGGAGTACTGCATTGCTACGGATTCAAGCGCATATCCTGAGAGGTTTAACAAGTTCACCATCACGGAAACGTCAACACCTGACAACTTGAATGCGGAGGTGGAACTTCCAACGGAGGGGCAATGGCGTTACTTCGTTTACGCGAACTCATCAAGTTCAAATTTAGACCCGACAGGATTAACCGAATTAGAATCGGGAATCGTGAAAGTAACGGGAACATCAACACCAGTTACCACCTACTCAGGCGGCAACTCAAATTATGTAGTCTATGGCTCTTAAAATCTTAAACTTCGGAGCGCATAAAGTACCGACCTTCAAAGAGGCGAGAGGTAAGGATTGGATTCTATTCGGAGACGAAGGCGAGTACAAGAACCGATACCCTGAGTACCTTCTGAATTTATACCGCAGAAGTGCCAAGCATCACGCCATCATCAACTCCAAAAAGGACTACGTAGTTGGTCAGGGTTGGGCGGTCAATTCCGAAGGCTTGGACACTATGGGGCTTGCGAAATTACAGCAGTTCATAAACGAGCCGAACCAGTACGAAAGCCTGAACGACATCCTTGAGAAAGTTGCGCTTGATTACGAGCTTTACAATGGCTTCGCCTTAGAGATAGTCTACAACCAACTGAACGACAAGATTGCGGCTATTTACCATGCAGACTTTGCGAGGTATCGTTCAAACGAGGATGGCACGAAATACTACTATTCTGAAGACTGGAAAAAGCATAACCCAGTAGTTGAGGAGATAGATGCTTTCAATTGGAAAGAACCAAGCGGCAAGCAACTACTTTACGTCAAAGGCTACTCGCCTGACTGCAAGTATTACCCATTGCCTACCTATCTTGGGTCAACGGGTTACATTGAACTTGATGTAGAGATAGCCAACTTCCACCTTAATGCGGTCAAAAATAACTTTGTAGGCGGCACTATCGTTTCCTTTTACAATGGCGAGCCGACACTTGAGGAGCAAGAGGAAATTGAGCGTCAAATTAAGGACAAGTTCACAGGGACAGATAACGCTAACTCAATCGTTCTGAACTTCGCGGACTCAAGAGACAGAGGCGTTGAAATCCAACAGCTTAATGGCAACGACTTCGACAAGCGTTTCGACATCTTAAACAAGACCGTACAACGTGAAATCTACGCTGGGCATCAGGTAACTGACCCAGCTCTATTTGGTATCAAAGAAGATGGAATCTTCACTTCACGAAACCAATTGGTCGACTCGTTTGAGTTATTCCAAAACACCTACGTAAACAACCGACAGCAGTTTATCGAAAGGGTGTTCAATGAGTTGGCAGCGTTACAAGGACTTTCGAATCGTCTGTTCATTCAAGATACCGAGCCGATATCTATTCAGTTCAGCGAAAACACGGTTGTGAGCGTAATGACTCAGGAAGAAATACGCGAGAAAATCGGACTTCCTAAACTTGAACAACCACTACAAGCTGCCAAGACTTCAAAGGACGAGGACGATGTTCTAATTGAGTACTTCAAGAACTGCGGCTCTACGGATTACGAACCCGTAGGAAACGGCAAGGCGTTAAACTTTGAAAGCGAAACCTCCGCAAGGCTTCACGAGGAACTTAACCGAAAGTATTGGTTTGCTGAGATAGACCCGTTAGACACGGCTATTCTGAACATCCTTAAAGAGAATCCAGCTACTCCATTTCTTGCGATTGCAGAGCAGCTACAACTTTCAATTGAGAGGGTAATGGCTGGGCTTCAAAGACTGAACGAAGCGAACGCTATCAAGATAGCAATAGACGAGGTGCTTGATTCTACTCAAAGAGCCGTAGAAGTAACCAAAGAAGGCGAGCGATTGCTTGAAGAGATACCACCAGTAGAGGAGGAGTTCGTTATTCGTTACGTTTACTCTAAACGCCCCGAAGCAAGCGGTGCGGCTATCATTGACACTACTCGACCATTCTGCCGCGAACTCGTAACGGAAACAGAGGCTGGCAAGAGCTGGAAACTTACCGAGATTCAAAACATCGGAGTGTCAGCTAACCGTAACGTATGGATGCGAGGCGGTGGCTTTTGGGGCAAGTCGTACCATTGCCGACACTACTGGGAGCAGAAACTTATGAGAATTAAGAAGTAATGGCTAACGTCTTATTCATATCGGAAACATTTCTCAAGGACAACACTTTGCTCCACGAGAATATCGACTTCAAGTATTTGCGACCTGTTGTATTGATGTGTCAGGACATCCACATTCAGCACAAAATTGGGACTACATTATATAACGAACTCAAGACGCAGATAACGAACTCTACGTTAACGGCTGCTAATCTTACACTTTTGGAGGATTACATCCAGCCCGCTCTTTTGTATTGGGTTCAAAGCGAAGCACCGACCGCCATTAGCTACAAGTTCCTGAACAAAGGGCTACATCAGCAGAGTTCTGAAAATAGCTCGAACGCTTCTTTGGACGAAATCAACTTTATTTCCAAGCGGTACAAGGACAAAGCGGAATGGTACACCGAGAGGCTCGTTACTTTCCTTCTTGAGAACGAATCGGATTACCCAGCTTACGCCAACCCTGACGACGGTCTTGACACGATACAACCTGACACACGAACCTACACAACGGGAATGTTTCTCGGACGCAGACCGAAGTTCATCAGTTTAGAGGACAAATATGAGTACAAACGCAAGTAGACGAAATCAAGCGAAGCTAAGAAAGTATGTACACGCTCAACGAAATACTAACCATAATCGAGAACCAAGCCTCAGCTCATCTGCAAGTGAAGCAGTACGGTCAGGGGGACGTTTGGGAGATAAACCCAAAGGAACTTGATTACCTTGTTCTATGGGCAATCGAAGAGAGCGTTGTTCTAAATGAAAGAACATTGACTTATAACATCCGACTTTTAGCGATGGACAGAGTTCTTCCCGGAGAGGAAAACGAGCAAGAAGTGATGAGCGACACCATCCAAGTGTTATTGGACTTCGTTGCGTACTTTCGGCAGCTTCACACGACAGATTTAAGCATACAGACGAGCGTTACTCTTGAGCCTTTTACCGAGCGATTTGACGACAAGGTAAGCGGACATTCTTGCGTTTTATCTATCACACAACCATACGACTACAACAAGTGTCAAATACCAAACTAAAATGACTGAATCACAGAAACTAATCGGAACACGCGGCTGCAAACTCCTAACAGGAACGGGAGCGTTGACGAGTTTAAAAGGCTACGCAATCATAGCACAAGAAGACACCGTCTTCACTACATTCGAAGTGGATGGCGTTGATGCCCTTGCTACCTTCGGGTTGACTGGCGCAACGGTAAAAGCTGGGGCGTACATCGTAGTGCCTTCAGGCGATGCAATCACAGCCATCACCATGTCAAGTGGAAGCGTTATAATCTACAACCAATAAGCTATGCCATCTATTCTAACAAGACCAAGTGGCGGTGGAGCTGGAGGCGGTGCATCCGTTGCCGTTGTATTGGATGACATTACACCAAAGTTAGGGCAGTCAGTTACAATTACAGCAACTGCAACAGGTATAACACCAACATCTTACACTTTCTATCTGCCACAACAAGACGGCAGTTTTAAAACGGTAACACAAGCTGGTAACACTTACGCTTGGGCTGTTTCTAAATACGATGCGTTCACGGTTACGGTAACGGCTACGGACGGAAGTTCTGAAGGTTCGGGAAGTACAACAGGAACAACTACGGGTGATGTGGATGCAGATGCGTTTATAACGGCTCACAATACAGCTACAGGCGGCACAATGGACAGCACGATGGAAGCCAATACATTGGGCTTTTTCTTGCGTTTGAAAGGCATCAACACAACATACAACGAGAATGTCTTTGCGGAGTTATTGGCAGCCAATGCTGAACTTTACCCAATGATGCCTGACGATGTGAGCAATGCAAGCATTTCGGGCTATTCAATAAACGCGATAGACCCAACACGTAACGCTACAATGGTCGGATTCGTTGCTGGTGATGCTACCGTTAATGGATTGACAGGTGGTACTGGAAAGTATATGATACTGAACAATGCGCCAAGCGATTTCGGACAGAATGACGCGGGTGTTGACGCTTATGTGAGAAGTTATAACAATCTTAGATGGGTAATAGGTAGCTGGAATGGGGCATCGATTAGAACATCGATCTCGTCAGGCTCATCAATTATCAGGAGCGCAGTAAACAGTAATAATGAACACGACCCCAATCTATCGGGTTTGGGATTTATATCATCTGAAAGAAAGCGGTCAGAACTTTTCACGAGGTCGATCAATGGCGAGGTCGATACGGCCACGCTCGACACGAGCGGAACACCAGCGACATCGTTGTTCACGGGCATGGCTCTTAACTCACCTACAGGAGTGTATGGCCCATCCAATTATACAGGATCAGCATCATTCTTCTGCACCCGCGCATCGTTGACCCCTACGCAAAATTCAGTGCTTGCAGAAGCCGTTGAATGGTTACAAACACAAATAGGTAGAAATGTATAAGATACTATTTTTCGAGCAGTTCGATTGGACACCTGAACAAGCAAGTTGGGGCGCGTGGGATATTCCAAGCCCTTACTCAGATGAAACGCATAACGGCTGGATGTTGCCAGATGGATGGCAAGAACACATGACCGAGCGCGGCATAAGCTATATAGTTTTGGAAGTACCCGAAACAGAAGAACCATAACGGATGGACGCAATAATCGAATCACTTGCCAACTACGGAATCGCAGGAATCTTTCTTGCTGTATTGGTATATTATCTGAACAAACTGACAGATATTCACCGTGAGGAAAGGAAAGAATGGCAAGAAGCTAACAACCAACACGTTGACAAGTTCAGCGACGTAATAGCGGAGAACACGAAGGCGTTGGCTGAAATGCGTTCAGAACTGAAGGAGAATCGTTGCAAAATGTAAAATGGTGCGCGATTGCACCGCGAGAATGTGATTGTAAAGATGG